TTCCCAGTTGCTAGTGCTAGTACCTCTTGTTACAGAGATAGCTGCCATTAGAATACTCCGGGTATGATTTGTCCTGTTGTTGCGTAGGCTCCTACAGCTGCTACGAATCCGAGCATTGCTGCCCAGCCATTAAATCTTTCTGCTTCTGGTGACATTAGTTTTCTTTGTGGTAATAATTGTATGGGTGGTTCGTTTGGGTAGATGTTTTCTTTACCATCTATATCTGTGGTAATCATTTTTTCTTTTTCTTTTTAGGAAAGCCTGCTTTCATATTAGCATAAGCTTTCGGGGTGATAGTAGATTTCTTTTTGCTACGGCTGATGCCTAGCTTTTTTCTACGATTGATGTTTGCGTAGAGTCCTCTTTTTGCCATGTTAGCATTTCCATTTACGTAGGGCAAGAGCCTTACGTGTAGGCTTGCCGTTTGGTTTTTTCATTGGTCCTTTGACTCCTTTCATGCGTGCACAAAATGAGCGTTTGCGTGGACCACCTCCGGGCTGAGGAGCCTTGAGGTTAGAGCCGGTAGCTGCGTTGTACTTCCTTCTACCGGCTGCTGTGAGTCCTCCTGAGCGAGACTTGTGCTTGCCCATTTTGAGACTCACATTCTTTTTCTTTACAGCCATTATGCTATCTGTAATTTAGATCGTTTCTTTTTTTTCTTGACTAATGGTACAGGTAGTCCGTGTATGTCAGGGTTGTACTCTCCAGCTTCTCCGAATTTTCCTTTATTCTGCATGTAAGCCTTACCCTGACCGTCTAAGTAAAAACCTTTTTCAGTAACATGAGTCATTATAGATGCGTCAGGTTGACCATCTGCTAGGTTTGCAATCTTTAGGCTTTTACGTTTACGTTTCATTATTTTTTCTTTTTATTTTTCATGATGGCAGCCGCAACTTTTGGTCTTTTTTTTGCGAGTGCGGCTAGTCCCTTTGACATTTTTTTCGCAGGGGCTTTCTTTTTTGTGGCTTTTCCGTAGTGTCCGGGCATAGTTAAAAATCCAAATTTGATCTGTCTAGTTTTTCGATAACGTCTTGCCTGTAGGCAGGGTCTCTATCATACCTCTTGTCATTCATAGCTGCTACGAGCTCTGCCTGACTACGGAATACATCCGTATTACCTTTCGGTGCTTTACCTGTATACATCTTACCTTCGTATCCGTTAGCTGCTTCGTACTGTGACTTTAATCCTGATACTGCAATCTTGATAGCGTCAATACTACCTGTATTAACTATACTATCAAAAGCTTCTTTAGCTTTATCATCTAAGTTAGAGTCAGCCCACGTAATTAGGTTATCATACTGAGCTTCTCCGCCTGCAAAGTTTTTAACATTGTTAATATCTGCTTCAGATAAGTCAGCTACCTCGGCTTGGTTTTTAAATGCGTCTGTGTTCTGTACTTCTAGGTATGCTTCTACTAGCTCTTTGCTAGACATGTTAGAAAACTTATCTAATGTTTCCTCTGATAGCTTACCATCGTTTGCATAGTACTCCTCATTAGCAGATGAGATAAGGCTAGCCCCATCACTAAGGCTAGTCTCTTCTGTCTCATCTTCTGTCGCACTTGTCTGCTCTACCTCTTCTTCTGGTTCATTAGAACCTAGTTTCTTTTGCAGCTCTACATATGCTTTTTCTAGTTCTGCTGCATCTTTATACTTTCCAGCTAACAGCTGCTCTTGACCTTCGACAATCTTTTCACCAACAGCAAGAGAGTCTTGCTCGTCAGCTGTGAGATTGTCAGTCATTGTAACTGTATCTGGTGTAGTATCTACTGTAAATGTGTTTTCTGCCATTATTCTTCTGGTGGTGTGGTCTCTCCTAGACCCTCAGTAGCGGCTCCTAAGCCTAGAGATTCACCTAGATTTGCTACACCTTCTGGATTCTTACTTGGATCCATAATAGGTGCACTAGCTAGCTGACCGGCTTGACCTAATAGCTGCTGCTGAGTAGCCATTTGTTGTGCCTGTTGCATTTCGGCATCCATAGTTTCTGGAGACTTAACTAAGTTTAGTACGTCTATACCTTGTGCTGCTGCTAATCGTTTGATAGCTTCTGTAGGATCAATAAACTTCTGCAACGCTTCTGGTCCTAGTGTCTGTGCAATAGTACCTATGAAGGTTGTCAATGCTTCTACATCCTGTGATCTACCAAGACTATTTATACCAGCTACAATCTTTGGTCTAACTATGTCTTTAGGTAACTTGGGTATTTGATTACCACGTTGTAGTATAAGCAGGGTTCTGTTGAGATAGGGTATAAGAAACTCTACCGTTAACAATGAGTATAATCCGCCGAGCTGTTGCTCTAGCTCTAGCTGTGTAAGGCGTACCTCTTCAGCTGTAACTCTTTCTGCTTGTCTTACGTTCATAACCAAGAACGCTTCAAGTATCCTCTTTTCTATTTGTGTTGCTAGGTTTGCAGCTGTACCAAAATCAGCTGTTTTTCCTACTTGCACTACTCCTACGTCTTCTGGTCTACCCTGTATGATAGCACCATTACCAGCTTTAGATAAAGTTTGTGGTTTGGTTGTAGAAGATGGTGACACAAGAAATATAACTTTACTTGCTACACTAGCTCCTTCTACTAGAGCCTGAGATAATCCATCAAGGCTCCTTAGATCCCCAATAAACTCTTCGACTCTACCTCTTCCATAATCTTCTCCGTCTACTGTATTGAAGCGAAGAACTAACCAAGGTGAAGCATTTTTAGGTGCTGTGCTACGACTACCCGGAAGAATCATATCGTCTACTTCCTGATGCCAGATCCAGCGTCCGCTATCTTCATCTATCTTAACGCAAGTGTATACTTCGGCGTCATCTTCGTATGAGTCTGGTGCGTTTGGTCCCGCTTCGGGCGGCTTAGGCAACTCTATACCTAAAACCTTGCGACTAATCATTTCTTTAGTCACAATCTCTATAACATTACCATTACCGTCTCTGTTTACCACGTACCGATTGAGAGGATAGTGCTTTAGACCATCCTTACCCATAAAGATAAGTGCGTTGCCTGAGACAACAAGGTGTTTGAGTGCTTGATGTACTACAACTCTGTCATTAGATGCAGCTATGTAGTCCATAATATTACGTTCTATTTTAGAGAACGATAAGTCAAGCTCACTACGTATCTCTGGTTCTAGCTCTTCTCCTATCTTGTCATCTCTGACTTGTAGTTTAAAGAAGGCTGACTGAGGTGGTAGCAAAGCTAACATTAACTTCGCTGCTAACGTAACTACAGCTTTAGCACCAACTGATTGGTAGGGTTGAAGTAAAGTCTTCGTACCCTTGTAGTGTACGTCACGTGTAACGAGGTACGGTAAGGTAAGTTCAGAGGCTTCTACAGCAACATCTAAAAATTGTGATCTACCACTTGTTAGCTTGCTGTATAGTTCTCTGGCTTTATACATTTAGTCCTCCAGTACCACCGCCTTGTGTACCACCGGTGTTAACATTTATTTTAAGAGCATCAGTACCTGTTTTCTGACCAGCTCCGGGTGAGCTTTTCTTAGCTCCGGAACCGTAGGCTACTTCTGCTGTTGTGTCTGGGTCGAGAAGTTCTTTCTTCTCTGGTTTCACAGCTTCTTGTTTTTGTTGTTGAACTTTAGGCTGGAATGTTTGTTGTGGACCGGGTAAGGGTGTTGGCCGGCTTCCTCCAAATACACACATTAGATTTCTTCTACTATAGATTTTATATACTGTACAACATCCTGTTGACCAGAACGGTACATGATGGAGGCTAAGTCCTCCTTGGGGTGGACAGGATGCCAAGCGAACTTGGCTTCCAGATCCTCTACCAATTTCTCTAGTTTCTCTGAATGGAAACTAAGCGTATTGGGGGAGATTTGTGTTTGCATGTTCAAAGAACGCTGGCATACGAGCTGCTTTTGTGTCAGAAAACTGTGGGGCTTTGCCCTGATACATTAACTGATCGCTCGCATCCAGCCAAAATTTTTTCGACAAATATTTATCAGTATTGTTTTCTGCTAGGGGTTGTAATACCCATTGTATAGTTGCCTTCCGAAGCTTATCCAAAGAAGTGCTAGGAACAAGACCCAACTCAGCACATACGAGACTATTTGTCGCAACGTGTATCTGTTCATCTCTGGATATATCAGCTGATACTGTTCTGAGAGCAGCATCACCAAGAAAGCGAAACATAGGTA